CCTTATAAGACATCTAAATAGTCATGTTATGTAATTTTATTTAGAGTGCCAGCACCGAGACCAAGACCAATATCAGATTTTTTACCTAGATTTCAGAATGTAGCACAGACATCTCAATTTTTAGTTAAGTTTGCCCTACCATCAAGTTTTGGTGGTGGAGGATTACGTTCATATCTAAGAAGAAAAGGTGTGAATGATAGATTTGTAGTTGAGGATGCTGGATTATTATGCAGTGATGCTGTATTACCTGGTAGTGCATTAGCATCAGTTGATAGTCGAGGTGATTATCAAGGTGTCATAGAAAAATTTGCACATACTCGTAACTTCACACAAATTTCATTAGAATTTTATGTTGATAATGAATATAAGTCAATGAAATTTTTAGAACATTGGATAGAATATATTACTGGTGCAATTAAAGATCCAGCACAAGACACTTATTTTTATCAACTTCACTATCCTTCTCAATACAAGTCTAATGAGACAAGAATAATCAAATTTGAGAGAGATTATAATAATTTTTTAGAGTATAGATTTGTAGGTTTGTTCCCTTTATCATTAAATTCCACGAGAGTCTCATATCAGGGTTCGCAGGTTCTAAAGGCAACAGCGAATTTTAGTTTTGATAGGTACATTTGTGGTGAATCATCATCACTTGCCAGAGACTTAAAAAGAGCTTATAATGAAATATTTAATAGGGGAAATACATCAAAAGATGGATCAAGTGTTGATTCAAGTGTTTTAAATAGTGGTGTATATCCAACTGCATCAATAGGTGACAGGAGCAAAGTAGATATAACTGCCTCTGGAAGAGCATCTGGTCAAGTTAATAATGTTAATGGAACTCAGAACCTTGGAACAGGACAAGTCATCTCAAATGGTCGTAGATAACCCCTATAAATAATCACACTGAAGTGTTTAGCATATTATGCCTTTACCAAAAATTGCAACACCAACTTATGAGTTGGTACTTCCTTCATCGGGTAGAAAAATCAAATATAGACCTTTTTTAGTCAAAGAAGAGAAGATTTTAATTATTGCACTTGAATCACAAGATCAAAAACAAATTGCGACAGCAGTTAAAAGTATTTTATCCTCTTGTATTTTAACAAAGGGAACAAAAGTTGATAAATTATCTACTTTTGATATTGAATATCTGTTCTTAAATGTTCGTGGAAAATCTGTAGGTGAGCAGATTGAAGTGATGGTTACTTGTCCAGATGATGGTAAAACACAAGTACCAATGTCTATTAATATAGACACTATTAAAGTTCAAAAGAATAAGAAACATAATACAGACATAAAATTAGATGATACTTATACTCTAAAAATGAGATATCCCTCATTGAATGAATTCATAAAAAGTAATTTTAGTGCTGAAAATATTAGAGTAGATGATACTTTTGAGTTAATCGCATCTTGTGTGGATCAAGTATATTCGGAGGAGGAATCTTGGACTCAAGAGGACTGCACCACAAAAGAATTAACTGATTTTATTGAATCATTAAATTCTGCACAATTCAAGGAAATAGAACAATTCTTTGATACTATGCCTAAATTGGCACATACTGTTGAAGTTATAAATCCAAATACAAAAGTCAAAAGTAAAATAACAATTGAGGGGTTACAGAGTTTTTTCGGATAAGTATGGCACATGAAGATTTAGTGTCATACTATAAATTGAATTTTGCCTTGATGCAACACCATAAATATAGCTTAACAGAGCTTGAAAATATGATTCCGTGGGAGAGAGAAATTTATGTTTCACTACTCACTCAATATATTGAAGAGGAAAACTTAAAAGCACAACAAGAAAGGAATAGTTATTAATGGACGAGTTTGGTTCACCATTATCAGGAGGCATAAACGCAGTTAGAAGAAATATATCTTCTAGTTTTTTTGGTGGTGGACGGCAACAACAAGCAGACTCTGTTACTACAAATCTTCTTCAACAACAATCCTTACAATTAACATCAGTATCACAACAATTGCAAGGTATATCAAGACAAGTTTCTACTCTTGATTTTAACCTAAAGGCAGTTAAAGAAAATCTAGCATTAAACGAACAATTAGAAAGACAGAGAGAAGGTGCAAGACAAAATCGTGAGAGAATTTTAGCAGAGCAAGGACTAAGAGAAGGAAAAGAAAGTGCTCTAGAAGCTAAAATACAATCATCATTGACTCAACCATTACAAAGAATTGGTATTAAAACCCAATCAACACTTGGTAGTTTAACACAATTTTTATTTACATTAGCTGGTGGTTGGTTAACAGTTACGGGAATAGATTTACTACAAGCACTTTCTGAAGGAAATGTAGATAAGATTAACATATTAAAAACAAGATTTTTAACTGGATTAGCTGTAATCGCAGGTTCATTAACTGCAATTTCAATAGGAATTAAAAAAACAATAGGAATTTTAGCAAGATTTGCAGGTAATGTTGGAAGATTTGCGTTTGGTGGGTTTTTAAAGGTCGGTCTAAAGGGTGTTCAAGTATTATTAGCTGGTCTTGTAAAAAAAGCTGCTCTTATTGGTGGAGGAGTTTTTACAGCGAGTGGAATTGGTAGTTTAATTAAACAAATTCTTGCATTTAAAATTGGTGGTGATATTATTGATCGTGTGTTTGGAAAGGGAAGAAACATAGTAAAAACACTCGCTCCAGGTTCTACGGGTAAAATTGATCTTACTAAAAAACTAAAGAAACCAAGATTAATTAATAAAAAATTATCTCCAAGTGGTAATGTTAAATTAATTGATAAAGCAGATGATTTGAAGAAACCAGGAATTATAGGTAAAGCAAAGAAATTTCTATTAGGTAATCAATCACCGAGCACAGCAGCAAAGGTTAATCCCACTAGGGGTGCTGGTCTTTTTGGCAGAGCTAAGGGTCTATTGAACAGAGGTAAAAATTTAATTGATGATGGGGCAAAAGCAGTTGCAAAAACTGGTATTGGAGGTAAATTAGTTGGTTTGACAAAAGGATTGCCAAAATTAGGAGTCGGTAAATTACTTGGTAAAGTTTTTGGTCCTTTAATTACTTTCTTTAGTGAAATTACAAGTGCAGATGGTGGATTAGTTTCTGCACTATCAGCAGTGACTGGATACTTAGCGGGTGCTAAAATCGGTGCTGCTGCTGGTGGTGCAATAGGTGCGTTATTTGGAGGTGTTGGTGCTGCACCAGGTGCGTTTATAGGTGCTCTTATTGGTGGATTTATAGGTGAGACAGCAATAAAGGCTCTTGCCAAAAAAATAATGTCTGCCCTTGGGTTTAAGGATATAAAGGTATTTGGCAATAAGGATAAAAAAGAGAACATGTCAGAGCAAAAGACAGAAACTCTGGAAGATGGATCATTAGTAAGTGAAAGAAGTTATTCTGATAAAGAACTAGAGATATTAAATGCTGGTGGAACTTTAGATGCATCTGGTAATGTCGTTCCTGTAAAAAGTAATAAAAATAATGTTGCGGAGCAAATTGGATCATTTGAAGAAAAACCTGAAGTAATTACACTTCCAATGGGTGATGCCACAAGTGGACAAAATGTAAGTGGTGGTACTGGATCATCTAAAACATCCAATCCATTACCTAATATTGGATTTGATAATAATAATCCACATACATTATACGCTACTTCAACTACAGGAGCAGGATAATGTCAATTGCAGATCGTAGAAATTCATTAAGAAAGTCATCTTTAGGTATTGATTCAATACGCAAATCAATGTCTGATTTGGGTGAGGGATTGATAGCGATATCTAAAAATTCACAAGAACTTCTTAAACAAACTAGAACAACTAATCAACTTAAAAGACAATTTATTAAACAAGATGCAGAATTTTTCAAGAGAAGAAGAGAAAATGCCTTAAGAAGACAAAGAGAGGATGAATTAGAAGCATCAACTATTACAGGAGTTACGAAAAGGCAAGGAAGTTTAGTTCAGAAAAGTACAAGAGGTTTCTTAGGTAGAATTCTTGATTTTGTAGGTATTCTTATTTTAGGTTGGGCACTAACAAACTTACCAAAAATCATAGCCACATTCCAAAAATTATTTGGATTTATACGAAGAACAGTGGGTATCTTAAGTGGATTTGTAGAAGGAATAAAAAATTTCTTGCTGACGTTAGGAACTGGTGTTGATAATTTTTTAGCTATCTTTGATAGATTTAACTTTAGAGAAGATGATAAAAATATTAGGGATACATTTGAGCAAACACAAAATAATTTAACAAAATTAGATCGAGAATTTGTAGAGAGTGCTGAACAATTTGCAAGAGATAAAGATATTAGTCGGGCTGGTGAGGTTGCTGCAGAATTAGGCTTAGACAATGCTGAAGCAAGTTCAGGTGGATTAGAATCACTTGAAAGTGATGTAAAGGGTGAATTAGAAAAAACTTTCTCTCAGGCAGAAACTGATGCTTTAGATGCAGGTGGCACACTCGATGAAGACAATAATGTTCTTGATGCAGAAGGAAATCTTGTTGAAGGTGTTGAGGCAGGTGCTGCTGATTTAACTTTAACAGATGAAGAAGCAAGACAACAAATTGAGTCTGAAGACGCTGACGACATTGTAGGAACTCAAAGTTTTAGTGATGAAGATGTTACAGGAGATGCGGATAGTGTAGAAGGTGTGGGCGAAGACAATGAATCTATTTTATCTTCAGGTGGATCTGGTGGTGGAAGTGCTCCATCTTTAGGTGGTGGTGCTTCTGGTGGTGTAAGTTTAGATGTTGATGAGGATGAAAGATCAGATGATAAAATCATAAATCCATCTGGTAAAAAGGATCAATCGTTGTCAGTAAAACCAATTAAAAGAAATTTCTTTAATCTTTTTGGTAGAAGAAAAAAGAAAACAACTATTATTCAGGTAAATAACCAAGGAAACATGAATAATGTTTCTAGTCCATCAATGAATGGTGGATCAAAAACACAGTATATTTCATTAGGTCAATCGACTGAAAAAACTTTATTAGATTTACAAAGTCTTAACAATAAACAAAACTAATGGCAGCAAAAGACAAAAGTATATACGAAACATTCTCAATAACATCAAATGATGGTAGTAAAACAGTTGATCTTAGAGGTGGTATTGTTTCATTTAGTTATTTTGAGAATATATTTTCTCCAATGATTACAGCACAAGTTTTGATTACGACAAGTGGAAATGTAATTGAGGATGAGGACGGAGAACTAACCTCTATTTACAATGGATTACCTTTAAGAGGTGGTGAGAAGATAAATTTTAAGATACCTGCTAACTCTGAAAATAATGTTGATTTAGAGTTTAGTGAAAAAAATGGAAATGAATTATATGTTGGATCAATTACTAACGTGCTTGTAGAGGCAGAGAAAGAAATATTTACTCTTAATTTAGTTTCAAGAGAAGCAATCACAAATGAAACACAAAGAATTGGAAAAAAATTTCCAGTGACAGAACCTATTTCTGATAGTGTAAAGGAAATAATTAAAAAATATCTATTATCAGAAAAGAATGTTGATGCTGATGATACTCAAAACCCATATGGGTTTATTGGTAACATGAAGAAACCATTTACTATCATAACTTGGTTAGCATCAAAGTCTGTATCTGGTGAAGCAGGTGGTAAAAGTGCAACTGCAGGATATTTTTTCTTTGAGACTAAGGAGGGATATCATTTTAGATCAGTTGATAGTTTGATAACACAAGAACCATTTGAGATAGAATACACTTATAGCCCACAGATAGTAGATAATCAATCTGCTGATGGTGACTTTAAAATATTAAAGTATGAAACTACAAGAAATCAAAATTTAATACAAAATTTAGAGAGAGGTGCTTATTGCACCTACCGAATGTATTATAATCCACTTAGAATGAATTTTACAACTCCAGAAGAGGGATTATTTAAAGTTTCAGATTATGCTGAGAAAATGGAAAATTTAGGAAAAGATTTTGAGATATTGTTACCACCAGTTGATAAAAGTAATGATAACTTGGGTAATGTTCCAAGTCGATTTGTGACGGGTGTTTTAGATTTTGGAACTCTTGAAAGAAAAGGATCGAGAGCAAGAGCAAAAAATGCAGACCCTATGAATATTCATTCACAAGCAATGATGAGATACAATACTTTATTCACTCAACAACTTGAAATGACAATACCATTAAATACAAATTTGTGTAGTGGTAGTATTATTAAGTGTAAGTTTGCAAAG